CTAACTGTGAAGGGTTGATACTTAATCTTTTTCCCTGAACTTGGAATGGTTGTATTATACTCTGGTCTAATCTGTTTAGGCAGTGCCATTACGAAATATAATGTAGTAGATGCTATTATTTATAGGGTGAGTCCTAACTCTTTCTCAGTCACGATTCTGAAATTCCAACCTCTGTCTTCACAATATTCTTCTGCCGCTTTCCACTTCGCGTTGTTGGTGACAAAAGTTTGAACTGCTGTCATCCATGCCTTTGTCTTTCTCTTTGGGTTCTTTGGTGGTCCCTTAACTTGTGATGCAGGTTTTATCTCAATCATTTCTGTGACCATTATATCATCTTTTCTCTTATAGTATATGATAAAGTCTGGAAAGTATCTTCTCTTCTTCTTAGCGATCGGGTCATGGTACCAGATAGCCTTCTCTTCACTCTGCCAAGATTGTATTGATTCGTTTAGGTCACAATATTTCATGAACTTCATCTCCCAAGATGACCTAAAGAGTATGTTACCTGCGTTCCCTTTATACTTCTCTGGGTTTCTGGGTCTGAATTTTCCTTGTAGAGTCTTCGACATACCTGATAAATACTTCCACAAGCATATTTATTTGGGATGTCATATCCAAGAGCACAGGCACTCCTAAGTAGGGGGTTGTCAAGACCCACATTATATTCTGTTAATCTTCCAGTTTTTGGTGATAGGGGTGTCACCCCATTTACGAATGAGTATGTTGGCTTATATTGTGTTTCTGTTTCTCTGCCTGAGACTTCTGTCAATACCATCACCGCTAATGGTCATGAGTATATGGGTATCGTGAGAGACCAACCCACACAGATGTTATATGGTAAGCCACTTACCCTCACACTGATTGCAGACAAGACTTATAATGCCTACAAATCTTTAAGGAATTGGCTTGATACTACTACTCCTCTCGGTGCCAACCAGACTGGTGTGAATAGGACACAAAGGATGTCTTTTTATAGAAAAATTGTTGCTCCTATCACTCTGTCTAAACTGGAACTTCCGTCATCTCAGAGAGGTATATCATTTCCGAATGGCCCCAGTTATGAAAATCAATATAATAAAGTTCTTGAGTTTGAATTTATTAATGCCTTTCCTATGTCACTAGGATCTATCTCTTTGGGATCCGATAGGACAGACTCGTATGCTACATTCGATGTCTCGTTTATGTTTGAGAGTTACAGCATGAATGCTAATCCTAGAACTGAAACGGCATGAACAGGGTAAAGCCTCTGATGAAGAGGACATCCAGTAACCCAACATATAATATGAAGTTGTTGATGGATAATCTTTCTCCGAGTGAGATTGTTCCATTACCTGATAAATATTATGTGTTTGTATATAAAGCAAAGACGAAAGGAATTCAATACGATCAGTATCCTTTCATTGTCTGCACCAGTGTATTCCCATGGGGCTTCACTGGTTACAACTTCCATTGGGAGGAGTCCAGACGATACACTTGGAGGGAAGTATTAACTAACATTCATCAAATACATGATGAAGAATTGAATGATATGATGAAATTTCCTATTAAATCTATCAAGAGTAACTGACATGCTTAGATATCCATCGGAAGTTCGGAGTGGTGATTTTATTACTCTGACCCCACACGAATATAGGTCTAATGCAGGCGGCGGTAATGGTCCGGCTGTGGGACCACCCATTGTTTTGTATATGCCAAACTCTACACCGGCAATGCAGAATGGACAACAATGGGAGAAGCAAGCCTTTCAGGGCCCTCTTGGTGAAATCAAGAGGGATATTGCCGAAGGAGTTGTTGGTGGTGCCAGCGATGGCATTGGTGGGGGTCTCGGTGGTGGTTATGGAATAATGAATGGACTTCAAGCAGCAGGTAATAATGTAGGGAAGCTTCCCGATGCTTTGAGACAGGGTATTATATCACAAGCTAGTAAGATTGTTGGAACATCTGCCAACCAAATGATGGCATACTCCAGAGGAGAAGTCTTCAACCCTAATATTGAACTTCTTTATGAAGGACCAGGTCTGAGAAGTTTTGGTTTAAACTTTTCTTTCATTCCTAAGGATGAAATGGAGGCAGCTACCGTCAGTCAGATTCTTTTAAACTTTAAGGTATGGAGTACTCCTGAGGATCAAGGAACCAAGTATAAGATTCCTGCAGTCTGGTCTGTTAAGTATGGTGGTGCTGGTTCTACCTGGATGAATAAGTTTAAGAGGTCTGCTATGACAAATATCGGTGTTCAGTATAATGCCGGTCTGGATATGCACGCCACCTTCGACAATGGATACCCAATTAGAACAGACATCCAACTAAACTTTCATGAAGTTGAAGTTATTACTAGAAAAGATCATCAGACAAATCCACTAGGAGGTGGTTTCTAATGTCTACGCCGACTTATTTCTCTAATCTTCCTGACCTTACTTACTCTGTTTCTATTAACAAAGCAGGTCGGACTAATGATATTGTAATCAAAGATTACTTTAGATTGCTTCGTATCAGAAAGGATGTTAAAAGAACTGATACTTTATATGTGGATTATGTTGTTCAGGATGGAGAGAGACCAGACCAGATTGCTTATAAGGAGTATGGTGAAGAGCAATTCTATTGGATGATTCTTCAGGTCAATGATATTACAGACTATAGTAGTCAGTGGCCTCTGTCATATATGGCTTTAGATGAGTATATTTTAGAGAAGTATGGTGGTCAAGAAATTGCAGGACTGCCTCATCACTATGAGACCCAAGAAGAATATAACGAACAGGGTTTACTTATGATTCCTGGTGGAATGTATGTTGATGAAACCTGGTCTGCCGAGTATCAATATGATGATGTAACCAGACTAGTTGCCTATCCAGTTGCTGTTACTAATTATCTTTATGAGACTAGATTAAACAATGAAAAATCCCAGATTCAGATCGTAGATAAACGATATATCTGGGACATTCAGAGAGATACTCGTAACTATTATAGGAAACTAGAAAATCAGAAGAGTGATACTGATATCTCTAACGCTCTGAGAAGTTCGGTTCAACAGAGGAAACAAGACTAATAAAAAAGGGGTCGTGAGACCCCTTAGTATTATCCTTCTTCAGCCAATTTCTTGAAGTAGTCCATAACATCGTCACCTTCATCTGTAGTTTCACCAGCTTTACTCACTGATTCTTCTACTGGGGTGGGTTCAAACACGGGCTTTGCTGACACATTAGGGGCAGCTACTGGAGCTGGTTGTGTGGGAGCAGAGGGTGCTGGAGCCGATGAGGTACGACCCAAAACAAGGTCGAGCCTGTTCTTTAGTTGGTCGTAGGACTTGAATTGGTCAGCTGCAACAAGGGCTGACAGACCATGTGATCGATTCCAGATAGACTCTAACTGGGCATCATCGAGGTCTTCCAGTGTTGCTGGAGGAGCAAACTCAGAAGAGTCGTAGTTAGGATAACCTGCTACTTTCTTCACACGGAGTTTGAAATCGGCACCAGTCCAGAAGTCGAATGGGTTGATACCATCACGACCTTCCAGTTGGTCACCATTCACGGCATCCATAACTTTGTCATGGATCTTCTTACCATACCTGAACAGGAATACTTTACCCTCATTGTCGGGGTTGCCAGGATCTTTTACGATATAAACATTGGAGTAGTATTGCAACTTACGCTTCTGCTTACGGACCTGTTCCTTCAGGCTTTCGTCACCGGAGTTCCACAACTCACGGTTGTATTCACCCAGTGGGTCATTCTGACCGAGGGTAGTAAGGGAGTTCTCGATGTACCAACCACCAGTGCCTTGAAAGGCGTGGGAGTACATTTTCACAAAGGGCATATCTTCACCTTCGACGGCAGGAAGGAAACGAATGATGGCGAAACCATTACCTGCTTTGTCAGTAGTTGGACGCCAGAAGCGTTCATCAACGGTACCGACTTTGGTGGATTGCTCCAGTTGCTTTTGGAGCTGAGAGAACACGGAGGCTTTGTTCTTCTTTAGACTTGAAAACGACATAAGATTCGTAGGATTGATAGGGTACAATTGGCAAGAGTTTTGAGTCTTCGGCTATGGACTAGGTAATACTATTCTAATCTAGATCTACCGGTTCGTCAAGGTCTTCCCCTTCCATCTCGGCTATCTTGTCAAGAATATCTCTTCGTCTATGAAGGAGGTATGTATAGAGGTCAGTGCCGACAGGCATACCTTCATTTCTGGCATCTTCATTCAGAGTTTCTAACATAAACTTATCTACATCATCTTCGGATAATTTTAATCGAGTGACAATGATGAGTTGTTTTTCAATCAACGCATACAATGTGTGCATGAAGTCTGATGAGAAGTTTTCATCTAAGTCATCTTCATCTGTCATGGTGTTGACGATGTCCTGAAGAAACCTCAGTCTCTCCTGAAGTTCTATGATTTCTTCAGATTCTTTCATTGCAAATGGTGAATCGTGAAGACTCATAAGAACATCTCCTTCATCAGTTTCTTGTATTTATGTGTAGGAATACTAAGAAATGGTTTGTACTTTCTGATCTTTAGACTGAGTAACTCCCAGAGTGGGTCTTTCATATCCTTGTCCCAGTTACCTTTAAATTTTAACACCATATCCAGGATTATTAAAGTCTCTAGACTAATGCTTCCTCGGATATAGAGCCGTAAGGCGGGAGGATGTCCTCCCATCGTTTCAAATAGATCGTTAAAGGAATACCCTTTGGCTGCCATATAGTCAACCATTGTACTAAGATCTTGCTTAACAAGATATTGCATACTCTGGTTTTGTTTCGTCCATGCCAACCAGCAATCTTTACCACGGAGCTTGATATCTCCGATCCAGACTTTGGATGGATTATCTGCCTTGACGAATGAGGCAAGTAGATACTCTTTAACCTCCTGGTCTGAGAGTTTGCGAGACAACGTCTCGAAGAAATAGAAGTCGGGTCTCTGAAGGTACGTGTCTTCCTTCGCCCTAACCTTTCCGTCATACTGAAAGAAGTCAAAATTCTCCTTGGTGAAATGTTGTTTCATCGCCAGATATGTGCGATATACGTCAAAGCCTGGCACGTTAGTCTTCGTCAATACCTTCAATCATACTCACTGGCACCTTATGTTTTCCAGCAATAAGGTACCAATGTTCTTCATCCTTAACCCCGATGTACTTTAACTCACTATCGGGTATGTCATTTTCTTTTAGTATCGCTTGCATCTTCAGGTGTAGCAATTCGTTAGTACTAATTTTCATAGTGGCAATCTCCCGCGGGAGGTTCTTTTGAGGTAGTTAAGTTCTGTTGCTTCCCATCTAATCTTTTCTTTGAGGGGTTTGCTTACAAGTTTGTTGACAGTTTCCACCTCGATGTTATTGTCCTCACAATACTGGACAATGGCATCAATGTAACTCATTTTTGTTTCAAGGACAAGAGACTCAATGTCTTCAGCAAACTTATCTTTGCTGAGGAACTTCTGATTGAGTACCTCCTCGATCTTTTTGGGATCAGGCATCTCGGTACTGAATAAATTTACTAACATAATCTTGTAGAGTAGTCAAATAATACATAATGTTTCGACGTTCGATGATTTGAACATCTCCGTTCTCACCGACAAGCCATACAACCAATTTCTTGGGAACAACTCCAGTAGCCTCCGAGAACATTGCCCAGTAAGCGGAAAGTTGGACGAAGTAATCTTCCAACCATTCTTCTGGTTTCTCTTTTTCTGATGTCTTAAAGTCAACGATGGAGAGTTCTCCATCAACATCACAGATAAGATCAACAGTACCAGCAAGACATAGTTTGTCGGAGTACATCCGAGTCTCTTGCTGGTAGATGTTACCAATACGATTATCAAGGTCAGCTTTATTTGCCTTAAACATCAATTGGATAAGGGGGTTTTGGTAATCTTTAAGCGATTCGTAATCATCATTGTTGAGGTAATACTCGTTCACCAGGTGAAACGCTGTTCCCCTGGTGGTTCCTTTCTTACACTTACGATTAGCTTCTTCATTACCAACACGGGCGCGCCAGTCTGCAAACTTCTTTCTGTTGATGAAAGAAAGCACAGACGTAATAGAAGGATAACAGTTGTCACCTTCTACTTTATAATAACGAACATTGTCTTCATTGATTTGTTCAATACTCTTGAAGGAATCTTTGAAGTCATCACAGTGGGTAAAGGTCATAGGGATGTAAATCCTGATGCGTTTTTGGCTACGATATAGTTTCGCACCAGACCAGAACGACAGATGTCGTCGATGCCCATTTCAATCATTGCGAAGTCATCGGGCATCATCTCAAGGATTCTCATGAAATGATGAATTCCATTCCTCTCCTTGTCTCTGGTAAGGTCAGACTGCATTGCGTCTCCACAGAAGACGATGCGAGTGTTCTCACCCACTCTGGTGATAATCGAATCGAGTTCGTGAAAGCTTAGGTTTTGTACCTCATCAACAATTATAACAGAATTATCGAGTGTTACACCACGTAGGAACGAGGTGGACCAAAACTTAACACTTTCTTGTGATTTGAGTGCTCCATATAGAGCATCGAAGTCACTATCATTACCCATCTCAAACATGTATTTCACCATGTTCTTGTATGCAGTCTGATAGACAGCTGTCTTATCCTCTTGATCTCCAGGTAGGAAACCGATCTCACGTGTTGACACAAGAGACCTTACCAGGTAAACGGAGTCGTAGCTGGGTGTTGCCTTTAGGGTGTCGTACAGGGCCTTGTAGAGGGCACAGAAGGTCTTACCGGTGCCCGCACATCCGTAGATAAACAGGTGCTTGCCTTTGTCCCATGCTTTAAAGATTTCCTCTTGGTTCTTTGTCAATGGTTCGACCTTGACCATCAGATCTGCATTGATCGGTTGCCTTTTCTTGGTCTTTGCTCTTGTCTTTACAGCCATTAGTATTGTGAAGTGATACTGGAGTTTGTTGGTGCTGCTTTCTTGACGCCGTTCATAATTTCTCCCCAACCTGGATGGGACTTAAGGAGTTTTGCTCTGGGGTCACCAATGTTTCCAGAGCCTGGGCAAGTACTAGGGTCACTAAAGTCACGGATCCATTCTGGATTGTCAGTTTTCCACTGATCCCAGTCATGAACACTCATCGTGACTTCTTTCTGTTCACCTGTCTCTGTATGTTTTACTGGATATGAAGCCATAAGTAAAGTTTATTGGGTTTAATATTTATAGGATAGTGGTAACTGGATTTCCATATTATAATCCATCGGGTGGTATTTTAAAAACTCTCTGAAGGTTAACTTCATTTGTTTCTGTGTCATCCCACAATGTGCTGCAGCCGTGGGGATATTCCACTTCGCTCTGAAGAGACTTTGGTTTGCCTCCTCTACACTAATAGGATTTGTTTCACCCATCTACTTGGTCTCCCGCTTCGTCTGACCAGTCAAGTGCTTTCGCCACATCTGGGAATACTGTTCGGAACACTTCTCGGCAATTTTCTGCCAGTTCCATATGTTCTTGTTGTGTGCCATTAGAGGTCCTTAGATTTATGTAATGTACCCAACTGCGACATGTACCCGTCATGTAAATTCTTGTGGGCGTGTTGAGTGGTAGCACAAAACGAGCACATTCCTTAGCCACGCCATTGTCGAGAAGGTTATTATAGAGATTCATTCCTGCTTCGAAATGTTTCTCAATCTTCTTCTGATACTCATTGATCATACCGGGTGGTAAATCATTGGTTGAGTTCTGTCGATTCTTTTTGTCCTGTTTCCTAAGATTAGGAATTGGTATCACCTGATTGAGTAACTTAGTGTCGGCATATCGTTGAGAGAACTCTTGGAAACAGAATGAACGATGACGCAATACTTGAGCAGCAATCCCACGACTGGTGTTGATCTCAAGTGTCATTGATGCCGTCTCGAAGATACTCCAGTGGGCATGGGTAATGCAGTACTTAAGAAGTCCGGCAGCTGTTCTGAAATTCTCTTGATTGTGTGGGTTTGATACCCTAGCAACATAACTAATGACATCTTGAGGTGATTTACCTTCAAGTTCACCCGCACCACCGGTACAGGCAATCAATTTCACATTACTCATAACCGAATCCTTTCTCCTTTTTCCTTTGAAGTTTGCGAGCTTTTCTTTCTTTCTCCATGTAGACTACCTGTCTCGCCATGTATATCAATTCTTCATCGGTATACATCTTGCGTTTAGCAGGATCATGGAGTAGTTTATTGACTAGTTTGATGGTCTTCTTTTTCATTCCCATTAGAGACCTTCCTCATCGTCATCGTTATCGTTATGGTAATAACTTACGACATCACCGTAGTCAATGTCCAGTACATACTTACTGGTGTCAGCAAGAACAGCAGACTCCAGTTCGTCCACAAGGGATCTCATCTCATAAAGAATTCTTTTTAGTTCCTTTTGATTCATTAGTCCTGTGATAGTTGAAGTTCGGGGAATGCTTCAATTACATTCTGCCTGGTGATTTTATATCTCTCTGTGATTTTCTTGTCCTTAACAAGGTCAAGAAGCGAAGCTTCTTCGGGGTGAAGACCCTCCAGAAGTTGTACCCACATCTGTTCTTTCTTCAGTTGTTGAATACGTGGTCGTGTTTGACCAGAACATCCGAAGTAAGTAACTCCATTTACCTGTTTGGCAATGAACTTCTCCAGAAGTCTTTGTTCTGTGAATAAGAACTGATGGTCTACACCTTTGGGTCTCTCCTGAGGGCTGTAAGGTGTCCTTCCTGATGGGAAACAGAACCTAATGTTAGTTGCAAAGTTACAAAGAAGAATCTTAGTTAGAGCCGGTGACTTATATTCTTGAAGAATCTCTACTTTCTTTGTTTTGGTCTTTGCATTAGACACTCTCTGAAGAACTTCAGAGATAAGGGTCTGATTTACCGGTAGTTTTGGTGTTGCGGGACGTGCCATAATTATGAAAATTCCTCTATGAGGTCTTGAATGTTGTTTTGAATAAAGTATTCTAGGTTAATTGTATTCTTCATTTCATAGTTTGAGTAGTATGAAATGATACGATCAAAGATAGAATCTGGTATGTGAGTGAAGTCAATCAATTCGGCATTCCTTTTCCAGTTACGAAGACGAATGAAATTTGTGAATTCGGATGGGTTCATGTTCGCCAGAGCGGCGATTTTCTCTTTACTCATCTTCTTTTGGGGCTTACCTGTAACAATAGCATCGTCACAGGTAAGAATGTTAGGAATACCATCCGATCTATCACCACGAATGATGTGTTCTTGGAGGTATTGAATAGGATCATCATTGATAATCCAGTTGTTTCTGATGGGATCGTATTGTCTCACAAGGTTATACTTGTGAAGTTGAATGAAATCTTTGTCGGCTGAAAGAATCAGAATAGGTTCTGAAATATCTTTCTTTCCGTTTTCCATTACGACAGAAGCAATGACATCATCGGCTTCGGCTCCCTGAACTTGGATGACACGATAAGGAAAGTTACTCTTTATCTCATCCCTGATTATATTTAGTACGGAAAACACTTCGTCCCAATTATACTTGGAAGCTTCCCGTTCCTGCTTACGATTCTTCTTATAGAAAGGGAAGACTTGACGCCTCCAATACTCCTTATCATCATAGCAAAGAACCATTTCACCGTATTCAGTACGGAACTTCCGTGCTATACGGGCAAGGACTCTTACGATAGAACGACGAACAGAATCAATGTTGATTCCGTTCTCAATCTTATGTCTCACCATCAAGTGACTGATGGCAATCTGGTTCGCATCAACTAATATCACGGGGGTCACCCTGTATTACTGAATATATTATAACACAAAAAAAGACCCCTGTCAAGTCAAGGGTCTTCGGTGATGTCTTCTGGGCTGAACCCCTCTGGGTCGTAGCCGGGTTCGAAGTCAATGATCATGTATTCTCCCCGATCAATCTCGCCGTCTTTGTCGTAGATTTCGGGATGTGGGTTCTCTTCGAATAGGTCTTCAAACTCATGTCTGGTGTGTTGCATATAAACTATGAATCTCTCAGCGGAGATCCAACCAACAACTACTCCTAGTATAAGAAATACTTCGGAGAAGAGAAAAGCATTTGACATCTTAATTACTCCTTCTTTGAATTTACTTTGAAAGTAAATGAGAACTCTTTTTTAAACAGGGTAAATCCTAATTTAAAATCATAGAATGTCTTTTCCTCCTCATGTTGTGTGGAGAGCATAGCAGTCACTCCCCGATTTGGATTCATCATGTGTATTTATGGTCAACTAGATAACGAACGGTGTCCTTCATTCCTCCAATGTTTTGATTCAAGTAGTGGACTTGTGGGAAAGTTGAATTGTAGCCAAACTTTTCAATGAAGTCTTCTTTCGAGTAGTCAGATCCTAGATTAAACTTTTCAAATGGAATCTTCTTTGATTCCATAAAGTTGATTAGTTTATCACAGAATCCACACCCATCCTTGGAGTAAACGTAGAACTTGTTGGACATAAAAATAGGGGTAATGTCTCACCCCTAATTATATCATATTCAGTTGTGGTTTTCAATCTACGATTGTTCTTGGGTTTTATTGTAGATAACTACTCTTCCGTTTTCGTGTATGAAAACAAGTTCGTCATCAGGGTCCCAACAAAGTTCTTCGTAGAGAGCATCTAGTTTTTGGATGTCTTCGATGAGAGCATTTGGATTAGACATCAGTAGGTTTCAAATAGTTTCTCTACAGAGATACTTAGTAAGATTAACCATGTAACTGTTGTTACTAAAAAGATTGATCCTGTCATTGTGTTGGGTTATAAGCTGGTTGATACATTCCACCATCACTGCCGTCATCGTCTTCATCATTACTGAGTAATGCCAATATAATAAAATATGGAGTGATGATGAATATTAGTGTCTGGATTAGAGTCCAATCGTATGTCATGATTTTCTAACAATGGCTACGATTGGAATCATCAGTATTATAGCGGCGATGATGAATCCCATCTACCAAATTCCTGGAATGATTTGACCGGTGGTTGCATAGGCTCCCATGGCAGCCATGATGCCAAGCATTGCTGCCCAACCATTGATGCGTTCTGTTCTTTCGTTCATGATTCTATTAGTATAAAGTGAGTAAAGGATCAGGCAAGCCCGAAGTAGAAGTTGCCAGTGATGGCATATGAGAGGAGACCAAACACGATACCAACCATGGCAAGTCTTCCGTTTAGTTTCTCAGCCTTTTCGTTATGTGTTACATAACCATAAATCTCGGCTTGAGGATCGACATACATACGGGGTTCGGTAGCCCACATGTTTTGTTGTCCACGATCATTAGTTGTGACTGACATGAAAACAATAAGTTGTGTTAAGTAACTTTATTTATTATAATAAAACTTTACAGAAATGTCAAGTGGAAGAATCAAGAAGAATACATACTGACCCTTACTGATTTTATGCAATAAAAAAGGGCCGGTTACCCGACCCTGTTAGTCTTTATGAAAGATATCAGAAGCTATACTTAACGCCAGCCTTGACTCCAAGACCCAGGTCATCGGAGAAACTCTGATCATCGGTCAGGAATGAAACCTCACCATAAACATTGAGTTGCTCAGTCAGGTCAACACCAGCACCAGCTTTGCCGGAGATTTCGGTGTCGTTTTCTTGACCATCAACAGCCACGATGGCAGGACCACCCTGGATGTAGTAACCAGCGTTCTCGCCGATGGCACCTTCATAACCGATGTGAAGATCGGTAACGGCTGAATTGTAATCGTTGCCGGTGTAACCAGCGTTGGTCTCTACGTTCACGTAAGGACCTGCAAGGGCAGCGCCAGCGGACATGGAGAGAGCAGCAGCAGCTGCGAATACAGATTTAATCATTTTGGATAATAGAATGTCTCGTAGAGTTTAACCTACGGATGATAGAAGACTCGACTAGCCTTCGTGTTTATTGCTTGTGCCCCAAACCAAAGTTGTGCGTGGGTAGGGCACTGATGTATATATATCAACTTTCACAAGCTATTACTATTTATACTTGGTCCTCTTTCGGTTACTACGGAAGACAGAGGTATTACAATTGTCATTACTGCAAGTGTTAAGCCCATTAACCAACGGCCAATGGGCATAAGACTATGACCTTCTTCTGTCATCTTGGGTTAAAGAAATCTACGGTGTTGATAATATCACGAAGGTCACGTCGAATAGGATAGTCTTCAAGACACTTACGTGCTTGATCCCGGATAGGTTTAGCTATTCTAGGTGTCTTGACTGGGTCAATCAGATTACATAGGAATTTATAAGTTTCCTTTAAGGAGTAATATTCTTTATCGTCCATTAGCCTCCGTCAATTTGACAACCAACTAGTGCTCCACCAATAATACCAGCTGGAATACTCCAGATCCAGTTTTCTTGAGTGGATAATGTGCCACCAGCAGCACCTCCAGCAATACCACCAATGATACTACCTTCTACACAGGAGTTTTCGTCTACGGGGCTTGGACGGGGTCTTGGCTCCGCTACCGGGGCATAGTTAGGGTTAGTCTCCTCACAGGACACTTCTTGTCTCTCAGTCCACGACCGGACCCTACCAGGCTGATTCCGAGTACCTGGAACATACTCTTCTCTGTACACATTTGTGTAACAAGTCTCCTGCCTAGTGCCACCTGATTGTGAATAGTTGTTGGCTACTGCGGGTAGTGAGGATACCAACAACATAAGTGCCACAAATGATGTAATTGTTTTCATAAATTCAGTCGTCGAATACTTTACATTGAGGAGAACCTGGATGGTCATCACAGAACTTGTCTAGAATTTTGTCCCGGTGTCTGTTGTGCCAATCGGAGAGCTTACCTTCTGTCTTGGGATCCCACTCATCATCTGTGTGGGTCTCGTTACAATGAAGGTCGACTTTGTACTTGGCGTACTTGTCGTTGGGGTCTTTTTGTACTGTCATTTTTTGTAAACCTGTTCTTTGGTGAACTCTGCTGGTACTTCTCTACCAAACATATCTATTTGACCGAGGATTTTCGTCCCCTGTATATTTACCACTTCACATTTGTAGCCACTGAATGGACCAGAAACAACATCAAGAATGTCACCGACTTCATAGTCATCTCTATCATTCTGTTTGACTTCAAGATGGGTATCATCAACTCGGTCAAAGACAGATTTGATTTCGTGTGGCTTCATGGGTCTAGGCTTCTTCTTATTAAGTCCAGCAAACCCGAGGACATTAAAGGTTTTGTTGATAGTTTCTTGCGTGAATGCTGGAAACTCGTAATGAATATTACCTAACTCATCCTCAAACCTTTCTTGAAGGACTTGAACAAGGATGTATCCGGGAAGAACTTTTGTTTTGACAATTCGTCTCTTACCGGACTTGTCGACTTTCATCTCTGTTGATTCTGGAACTTCGACACCTTGGATAAACCTATCATCAAGGATAGCTTTACGAGCTAGGAGGTCAGCTTTGGCTTTCTTTTCACACCCAGAAGCAACTTGAACACAATACCAATTTTTATAGTCCATCAATAAACATCCTCATAGAGACAATCAAGAACAGCATCATAGTCGGAATTAGAGTCTCCCGTAAAGTTGACCCCCAACTCTTTATAATATTTGTAGACTTTCTTATAGAGTTTTTGATTAGCTCTTAGGTCGACGTGTCCATCAATAGCCTCTCTCAGGATCGAGAGGTGATTACTCATCTTCTTTGAAATGTGTGTTGCCATTATTATTTGAAAACCCAGATGGGGTTATGGATATTATAAAGGATATTACTATTTAAGTCAAGTCGGAAGTGTAAGCCACGACGGACGACGCTCTGGAACTCTGAGGTAGTTGTCAAACACCCAAGGCTTAGAACTTACATATCTTTGGTAAGCAGTGATGTCATCGATAGTATCATCAAATTTAAACTCATCAGGCATTGCTCTGGAGAAACCGATAATGTTATGAGACATCTCAGAAGAGTCACCCGCTATACTTTGAAAGAGTTCTTGTGACTCAAACACAGACTTAGTAAGTCCGTGGAGTTTATTATAACGAAACTTGAATTCTTCACACAGACCACGAGCATGTTCGATTAGCCAAGCACAATTTTCTACTGAGTCGGCAGCCCATATAGTACATGGATGTTTCTTGAAAGCACCCTTAGCAGTTTTGAAGGGAGTCCCATCTACTTTTAAAACCACACCAACGTCCCAGTAATGGGGTGAGAAGACCAGTGATAACATCTGACAGGACTCCAGTATCATCTTCGTCACATGACGGTCTGGGAGTTCTTTGGCGGCAGTGATGGGGTCTGGATTAACAGCGAATATATTCACAAAAAAGGGGGGAGCTGGACTCCCCCTTACTATAACACACGAGGTGCTTCTTGACAAGCATAACCCATGTATAAGATATCGTTATGGTTATTCATCCCCATTCGATATGGAAACATCTCTTCTGCTCTTGCCTTTATCTCTTCTCTGGTCAGGTCAGGTGCCTCAAAGCAAATCCTTCCCAGATAATAAGACATAGACATAGCCAGTAGACTAATCATCCTTAGGGAAGATGTTGTTCTTGACTAGTTCAACTGCTGCGTCATCGATAGTATTATCTGTTGTTTCAGCATACGCTTCGAGCAATTCAACTACAAGTTGACGGACAGCTTTACCTTTCAGGAAGGCAAATAGAATGGGCTTTACAATAGCAATCATGGTAGCAAATAGTGACTACCAGTATTTATCAAATAAACCCGTTTCTTTCGAGCCATAGTCGTGTCAAGGGAGTTGGTGTAATCTCTTCCCAGGGTTTGTTATTTGTTTCGTTGATGACTTGCAACACTTCTAGTGTCATGTTAGGTGTCGAACCTGCCCACTTGGCTTCACGTTCCCAAGGTAACACTTGAGGTTGACCACCATAGGCAATATCAGCCATCAAGACAAATTCTTGAGGTACATCTTCTTCGGGGTAGATAATGGCAATGTTATTATTACTAATGGTACCTGCCATGGCATCTTGTGCTGCGTGCCAGGCTTCGTGTCTGAGTGTCTTAATCATCCTCATCTGGTTGCTGGCATACCTTGAACTCAGGAAGAAGTCATTACCTACAGTGTAATACACACCGGCGTTTGATGCTGGGAAGTATTTTGAGTCACCTAGGTATACACCTACACCCATTTTGGCTAGTTCAACGATCAGACCATTAGCTTCTTCTTCCACATAGGAGTAGTCAGAATTAGGAAAGGCTGCCTGTAGGTCAGCAATTGAGTTGAGTTTAATGACATCGTCTTGACACTCCCTCATCATCATACAACCCATAGAGTCATTAGTCTGCCAACCTCTTACTTCTGGGTCAGCCAGAGCAGGGATAGTAAGTGAGACAGTGGCAATTGCCGCTGTAATAAAGTGTTTAATCATAATTTGGTGTGTTCTGTAAAATTTCTTGTTGGTTTTGGTAGGGTGTTATTTCACCGGTTAACATCCCCCACCCCATTAGTAGTTCCGGTATCATCCACTCTTGTGGGTTCTTGCAGTTCTCCCAGTTCACGGGTTTTATACAATTGACCATCGTCACCATAATGAAACTTCTTAAGTAGTTCATCTTGCTGTATAGGCTGGGATTTGGTATTATCACGTCGTGATAAATTTTCAATGACAATCTGTGCGTCCCTATTGTAACGAACATCATTAAAAGGAGGAGACCACTTAGGATTCGCATCGTCCGCTTGGTGGATACCTGATGTTCTCGCCCCTGCAATTTTGATCTCGATGTCATCTCCTTCTTCCCAACCGAGCTCATCAAAGAGAGCTCTCACTAACTCATCAGTAGTCATGTCGTTGATCCCACCATCGTTGGTCGTGGTTTCCTGATGCTAGAGTATCTCTACCATTCATATGGTAGACTATATCTCTTAATGATTTCATCATTTCATAATGTTTGTGTGCCACTTCGGCTCCGTTTAGTCTACCATTTTCGAGACAATCTTCGTAATAATTAAACCACTGAGCTCTCTCTGCATTTAGATGATCTTGTAGGTAGGTTAGTTCTTCGGGTGTCAGATTCACCGAAGGCAATTCGTAATCACTCATTTAAAAAGGGAGGTTTTACCTCCCTATATTATACATCTTTAATTGTTGGGTGTTAAGACCGGTTGTGGTGGTCTAAAGGATAACCCTATAAGGTAATCGATTGAGAACTTACCACCGCCATTGAGGACGACGCAAGCAGCACCACCCCAATACAATACAAGGAGCTCAAGCAAATAGATATTGAACCCTGATGTCATGATGGCGTGGTAGATACCAAACGATACTGTACCCATGATAGCCAAGGCACCAAATCGGGTACCTAAGCCGGTGATGAGTAACCAACTCCCCATAATCTCAGAGAACGCAGCCAAGTATGACATTGTCACTGGGAAAGGAATGTGAAGTGGTCTTACGAAAGCATCAGCAAAGTTTTCGATGCTGTCAAGTTTCTCGTATCCATGATGGATAAGCATAATGCCTATCGATAAACGAAGCAGGAGAAACCCAAGTGATTTAATCATTGTATATTTCCTCTAGTTTTTCTCTTGTTAAGTCCACATACATAACCTCCTCACCTGCTGCAGGTGCCTCAGGATGAGAGGGTTTGCGTGGAGCAGGTGGTGTGTTCCAGATAGATTGTATGTTTGCATACATCATAGCGAAAGCACCACCTGCAATGAGACAGAAACAGACGAAGTATATTACTAAGAATAGTACATTCATCACAAAGCATTACCCCTTGGGAGTACTTCTTCTGGGAATACAAACGACTCATGTGGTTGATCCACTGGAGCCATCCATGCTCTCAATCCTTCATTCAGGAGGATATTTTTAGTATAGAAAGTCTCAAACTCTGGGTCTTCTGCTGCACGAATTTCTTGAGATACAAAGTCGTAAGCACGAAGATTAAGAGCGAGTCCAATAATACCGATAGAACTGACCCAGAGACCCATGACGGGAACGAAGAGCATAAAGAAATGCAACCAACGCTTATTACTAAAAGCAACACCGAAGATCTGTGACCAGAAACGGTTCGCAGTAACCATCGAGTAAGTCTCCTCCTCTTGCGTAGGTTCGAAACCTTTGAAAGTATTCGACTGTTCACCATCTTCATATAGTGTATTCTCCACGGTAGCACCATGAATGGCACAGAGTAGTGCTCCACCTAGTATACCAGCAACTCCCATCATATGGAAGGGGTTGAGTGTCCAGTTGTGAAATCCTTGTAGGAACAACAGGAATCTAAAGATTGCTGCCACCCCAAAGGACGGAGCGAAAAACCAACTGGACTGACCCAGTGGGTAGATAAGGAATACACTGACAAAGACAGCGATAGGGCCAGAGAACGCAATAGCATTGTAAGGTCTAATCCCAACGAGACGAGCAATTTCGAATTGTCTCAACATAAAACCAATGAGGGCAAAGGCTCCATGGAGAGCAACGAAGGCCCAGAGACCTCCGAGTTGACACCAACGAATAAAGTCACCTTGTGCTTCTGGACCCCAAAGGAGTAGAAGACTATGACCCATTGCATCACCAGGTGTTGATACAGCAGATGTGAGGAAGTTGGCTCCCTCTAGATAGGAACTGGCAAGCCCGTGGGTATACCAACTCGTAACAAAAGTTGTTCCGGTAAGCCAACCGCCAATGGCGAGATAAGCAGTGGGGAGAAGTAGTAACCCAGACCAACCGATGAAGACGAAACGATCACGTTTCAGCCAGTCATCAAGTATGTCAAACCATCCTCCATTTTGTTGTTGTAGTGTTGAAGTTGTCATTGTTATGAGTGTTATTTACTTAGTAAAGTGATTCTTCCTGCTCCGTTAAGATAACAACATCAGAAGTGGGATACGCAACACATGTGAGTACAAATCCTGTGTCTAACTGGTCATCATCTAAAAAGGACTGGTCGGACTGGTCAACAGTTCCAGACTCAATCTTACCAGCACACGTAGAACAAGCACCAGCACGGCAAGAGTATGGAAGATCCACGCCTTGCTCTTCAGCAGCGTCCAGGATATATTGATCACCTTCACAGGTAATAGTTTGAACACCTTCAGATGTTTTTAGGGTAACGTTGTAGGTCATAAAACTTAATAATAGTTGGGAAAAGAAAAGGGGTCCTCGGACCCCTACTAATTATACCACAAATTGTATCAACCGATAGAGGGAGCAATCAAGGCCACAGGTGTGGACTTAGCTGCCGCAAGATCGAGAGGGAAGTTGTGCGCATTGCGCTCGTGCATGACTTCCATGCCAAGTCCTGCTCGGTTAAGAACGTCTGCCCAGGTGTTGAGGACACGTCCTTGTCCGTCGATGACGGATTGGTTGAAGTTGAATCCATTGAGGTTAAATGCCATGGTTGAAACGCCAAGGGCGGTGAACCAGATGCCGACCACAGGCCAGGCAGCAAGGAAGAAGTGAAGTGAACGACTGTTGTTAAACGAGGCGTATTGGAAAATCAAACGACCGAAGTAGCCATGGGCTGCGACGATGTTATATGTTTCCTCTTCTTGACCAAACTTGTAACCATAGTTCTGTGACTCAGTTTCAGTCGTCTCACGGACGAGTGAAGATGTAACCAATGAACCGTGCATCGCAGAGAATAATGAACCACCGAAGACACCAGCGACTCCCAACATGTGGAAGGGGTGCATCAGGATGTTATGTTCTGCTTGGAAGACCAACATGTAGTTGAATGTACCAGAGATGCCAAGTGGCATGGCGTCAGAGAATGAACCTTGACCGAAAGGATAGACCAGGAAGACGGCTGAAGCAGCTGCAACAGGTGCAGAGTAGGCAACCATAATCCAAGGACGCATACCTAAACGATAGGAAAGTTCCCATTCACGTCCCATGTAGCAGTAGATGCCGATGAGGAAGTGAAACACTACGAGTTGAAAAGGACCACCATTGTAAAGCCACTCATCGAGTGAGGCTGCTTCCCAAATCGGGTAAAAATGTAGACCAATTGCGTTTGAAGATGGGACGACAGCACCAGAGATGATGTTGTTACCATACATGAGTGAACCGGCAACTGGTTCACGGATACCATCGATGTCCACAGGAGGAGCAGCGATGAAGGCGACAATGAAACATACAGTTGCTGCAAGCAATGTAGGAATCATCAGAACGCCAAACCAACCAACGTACAAACGATTGTTGGTGGAGGTAACCCAATCGCAGAAATTATTCCACGGGGTTGTTTGTTGTCTTGAAAGAGTTGTTGTAGCCATTGTTTTGAACTAAAAGTAAGACCATCAGGGAATGGTGGAGTTACTATTTCTCTGTCACCCTAAGACAGAGATATGAAAGACGTGTTTAGGCTCCCTATAGGTCTTGGTTGAGGGGGAGTGAATAAAAGGCACCGATTGAAGCCCGTGCCATCATTATACCTTATTTATAAACTTATGTTAAGGTATCCACAAAAAAGGGGACCGAAGTCCCCAAGATGAGTCTTTTTACCTACGTTATCAACCCATCAGGTCGATTACCCAGTCGTCACTCATATGCTCAACGATTGCCTTGGCTGCCTCTTCATTGGGAGCATAACCCTCACCGACCATATAACGAACCATTGCATCATAATTCTCAGATTTAAACTTCGAGACACTATTAAGTGCTGCAGCAAGTCTTGGGGATTTAATAGGTGATGCCGATGGCTTGGGGGCAGTTGGTGCGCTCATCGCCCGAACCTGTGAAGTATCAGGCTTAGGTGCTGCTGGTTTGGGTGATGGTGAAACAGCAGAACCAATGGACCTAGCACCAGATGAAGCAGCGGCAGCTTTCTGACCGGGTGCATTACCTTTCTGATAACCAAAGGTTTTTTGCATCAGTGGGTTGGATGTTTGCTTAGGTCCCTTGTCATAAACACTGGGGCCCTTTGCGGGTGCTGGTGATGATGACTGTCTGGGTGCTGGTGACGATGACTGTCTAGGTGCTGGTGATGAATCCACCCTAGGTGCTGGTGATGAATCCACCCTAGGTGCTGGATCTTCCTTCTTAGGTGCTGGATCTTCCTTCTTAGGTGCTGGATCTTCCTTCTTAGGTGCTGGATCTTCCTTCTTAGGTGCTGGAGTTGGTGCTGATGTTTGAGGTTGTGCCTTGAACTCGGGGTTACTTTTCAGGTTCTTATCACCTTGTTGTCTTACATTATAACCAGCTTGTCTTCTCAATGAGTCATCAGACGCGCGTCTCCACCTCTGTTGACCTGTTCCGGTGGGTTTGACGTTGCCTTTCTGCAGTCTTTCATACTCTGCCTTTTCAGCAGCGGCACCACCACCAGCTGCTTGTCTTTTCCGGTCAGCCTCAATTGCTGCCGTCCTTTGTGCGGCCGCCGATGTGTTACGGCCGCTGTTTTTAC